TTGCACAGGTTGATTCATCTGATAGGTCTATTATACAGAAGGTAGGTAGGCTTCTTAGACATCCTAAACCTACAGTAGTAATACACTATTTTGAAGGGACTATTGAAGAAACATACACGTTAAATGCTATCAATGATAATTTCAGTTCAGACTATGTAGAATTTAAAGAATTAAAACTAGTATGAGTATACTAGAAACACTAAAATCAGTATTACCTAATCACAATATCTCTTTGAAAGAGTTTTTCTATTTAGGTACACTATTTTACCCAGCATCAGAAGAAGAAAAGGCTCGTATCTTAACCAAGCATAACATCCCCAAAAGGGGTGATGAGCCTAGGGTATTCCCAATACATACTAAAAAGTTTATGTCTATCATTAGTGAAGCTGAAGTTTTGGATAGTTCAGATTTGAAGAAACTTGCTGCAGAACTGAAGGAGATTTACCCTAAGGGAAAGAAACCTAATACTTCTTATTATTGGGCAGAAGGTGGAGCCTTAATTGAAGCTCGTCTAAAACTATTCTTTAGAAAGTTTGGTTATTATGACCCAGAAGAGATTATTGATGCTACCAGAAGATATGTAGATTCATTCAATGGTGATTACGCTTATATGCGCACATTGAAGTACTTCATATTTAAAGACGTTAAGGGTGATGAGGGAGTTGAAAAATCCTCTGACTTACTCAATTTTATAGAAAACAAAAACGAAATAACCCAAGATAATTGGGATAATGTAGAATTATGCTAAACAAGAATTTCAACAAAATTTTCAAGCTCCACTTCGTAGATAAAAAGTATATCGTAAATAAGGAAGCTAGAACGGTAGTTTGTATTATTAAGGTTCGACTTCGAAGAATGGACCGTAATAGATGGTATGATGCCTGCCTTCACGAATTCTTCAATAGTGAATATGATGAATTTGCATTTGTAGGTGTAGCTAAGTGTCATAAGGATGATACCTTCGATGAACAGAAGGGTAAGTATATTGCTGAATCTAAGGCTAAGTGTAAGATGTACTCTAATGTAGAAACACTACTAAAGAAGTCATTTGATAAGCTTAGAAGTCTTACTGATGATGTTGTAGCTCATATCAATCTTTATAATGCTTATAAGGATAGAGAGCTTGCACATATTGATGATGTAGCTCACCGATAATGGCAAAATCCTTAATAGATAGAACCTTAGACCAACTTAGAAAGAGAAGGAAAGCTATTTCCGAAGGGAAAATCAACTCTCTTTCAAGTCCGTTTTATAGGTATAAAGACTATCTTACAGGGGTTGAACAAGATACTTATTATATTGTAACAGGGTATAGTGGTGGTGGTAAATCACAGTTCAGTTACTTTTTCTTTGTGTTTGAGCCTATTTTGTATTTGTATTATAATAGAGCCAAATATCCAAATTTGAAGTACACTATATTCTGTATGCCTTTGGAAGAAACTCCAGAGAGAATTACTCAAAGATTTATTAGTTACTTGCTGTTTAAACAATATAATGGTAAGTACCTGATTTCTCCTAAGAACCTTAGAAGTTCTGACAATGACAATCCAGCACCACAAGAAATTATGGATGTGATTGACGCTGTCGAATTTCGCTCTATTCTAGACTTCTTTGAAAGTTGTATCAACTTCGTAGTAGATGTTACACCTAATCAATTCTATGAAAAGGTAAAATCTTATTGCGAATCAGTTGGTACTACTCATTACAAGGAAGTTAAAGTAACCAATGAGTTAGGGGAAGAAGGTACTCTAAAAGAAGCTATAGATGCTTTTTCTGCTAATATGGTAAAACTCAGAAATAGGTATCACGTATCTCCTGTTATTATTCAACAGCAAAGTGCTTCTAATGAGTCTTTAGATGCTTTCAAACAAGAAAGGTCTAAGCCAGAAAGAGCTAACTTAGCTGATTCAAAATATACAGGTAGAGATGCTAATATCATTATTTCAGTGTATAACCCATTCGGTCACAACCTAAAGAGTTATGCAGGCTATAGGTTTACTGTTCAATGGTGCGTGCGCTCATTTCAAAGAGTTAGCTAAACCAACAGAAGCTGTAAGATTAGCCGAAGATACCAATAAGGCTAAGGAATATGAGGAAAGAAGCCGTAACCTCATTTATATTAAAGAAGAAAAAGAAGGTTCTATAAACGATTTATTTTAATGGCAACCGTTGTTATATTAATGGGTAAAACAGGTACTGGTAAAAGTAGAGCAATCAGTACATTAAACCCAGAAGAGACATTTATAGTTAATGTCTGTAAGAAGCCTCTACCATTCAAGGGTTCTAGAGCTAAGTACTCTCTAGAGAAAAAGAACTTCCTTGAAGCAAGTGAAAAGACAGGTGTAAAGGATAATGATGGTAATATTACATTGTCTGCAGATGTAGTATTGCAAGTACTTAATAGAGTTAATGAGGCTTATCCCCACATTAAAACTATTGTGATTGATGATGCAATGTACCTACTAAAGTATAAGTACATTGACCTCTCTAGAAGTGGTGGGTTTCAAAAGTTTATAGAATTTACTATTGAATTTAAGAGACTACTACTTAAGTGTCAGAATCTTAGAGATGATATTATAATCTATTTGAATCTACACCCAGCTAGAGTTGAATCTGATGGTAGAACTGTTACCTATGAGGCTTCAGTGCCAGGTAAGATGATTAATACCACCATCGACCCATTGGAGAATACTACTATTGTACTCTTCTCTGAGCCTAAGTTTGATATTAATGGTAAGCCTGAGTATGGCTTCTATACTCAATCTACTATGTTAGATGGAGTTATTATCCCTGCAAAATCACCCGAAGGTATGTTTGATAGTGAGTTTATCCCTAATGATTTAGCAGCTATCAACAAATCTATAAATGACTATTTACAAAACGAAAACGACAATGAATGAAGTAAAGCTAACTAAGACAGAGATTACTGTAATCAAGGGGATTAACAGTAGTCTTAACCCTCTTCGTAAGAAGGTAGCTCGAATTGATGAGAAGATTAAGGAACTTCAAGAAGAACGTGATGGTTATCTTGAGCAGATTAATGCTATTGAAGAACCAATCCGTAGAACAACAGGTGGTCTTTCGCCACAGGAGTTCCTTGATAGTCTTGAAATGACTGAGACT